ATCCGAGGGGGTGGCCCCGTTTGCAAATGGTTGAGCTAACGCCTGCGGAATATTGAATGATGTTGCCATAATGTCTCCTTATTCTGAGATAAACGTCGAATTGTCAAAATTATTTAATTGAGTTAACGGGTCGGCGGCTTCCCTGTATTGACCCTCAAAACCGAAGTTTGTTTCGCCGGAAGCTATGACCTGAATCGATTTCACGCCCGCCGGTCTTGGCAAAACTCCGTCCACCGAAAGAACGGCCTGTTCCTCGGTGGTCAGCTCCTTTAAAAACCGGTATGAAATAGTCATATTTAACCCGTCTTCAACTTGAACAATGTTGTCAGGGAACAGAAACTCAACGTATCGGTTGATGTTTGGAATCGTCGCCTTCATTCGCATAAGCATCAGTCGCGATTTTAGAAGCTGGCGATACATATCGTCAGTAAATGCCTCTATCAAAGTGTAGTCAAGCGTGGGGGCTGGCGCGTCTCCCTCGTTTACAAGCCAACCGGTTTTGGGCGGTATTTCGTCAGAAACGGGGTTGTAATACGCGGTTATGTTTGGGTCAAGGTTTATAAACCACGATGTAATAACATGCGTCGGGGGGGTCACTAAAACAACCGGCAACAGCGTTGATGATGCGATGTTCCTATAGTAAGGATATTGAAACTCATCGAGACCAGCGAGACTATACTCTCCGTCTGCGGTGGCAGATCCAGAACCCGACACAATAACGGTTCGCGGATAATCCCGAGTGTAAGAGGGCCGGTCAACACCAAGCAAAATGCCCCAGACGCGCAACCCGAAAGAGTCGGCAGTGTCGAGGTTGAACGTGTCATCGCGGTGCGAGTCCCAGAAATCAGTCACGGCTTCGTCGAAAAAATCCTGTTGATACTGAATAATCGCCTTCAGTCGCTCGGCCTTTTCGTATTGCCACAGAATCACCCGATTAAGGTTTGCCGTGTTTGCTGGCGTGTAATTATCCATTTCATGCTCTCCCGTTGCTTGAACCCTGTAAAGCTCGGATTTGTCGGTCGGAACCTCCCATCTCACTGGCTCCCCGGCGTTTTTCCATATTCCGTCAATTAAATTCGTGGTTGTTTGAAGCTGGAGGCTTATAACTGCCGTGCCGTCTGGCGTGGCATGGATCGAAAGCTCTCCCGCCGAAACGTCAACGGATCCGGCAAATGCCATTGCCCGCAGCAACACCAACGCTGTGAGTATTTTTTTCATCACTCAACTGTTACCGTGATATTTGCCTCCTCTACGCGCCCGACCTCTGAGCTGATTATTTCAAGTTCAGCCGGCGCGGGCGATCCTCCCAAAAATGCAATTTCACAAAGCTTTACATAGATTGACGGGATCTGGTCAGATACCGCGGCACCAATTTCAAAAGGCGACGCATCAAAGCCTATTTTCAGACCGTCAATGCCATCAATCGCGCCGACCGACCAGAGCAGGATTGCGTCTTTTACCTCCTGTTCCAAATCCTCGCCGGAGTACGCCTGATTCTTAACCGTTATCTCGATTTCGACATGCTTCTCTTCGGGCCGGTTGAATGTGACAGGGTATGACGCTCCATAAGCCCCATCGATTACGTTTTGCGTCACGCTCTGCGGAATATCGTTTATAACAGCCGAGGCCTCTGTGCTGTCTGTTTCAACTAAGGTCTGACCGTAGATTCCTCCCTCAATGGTGACTTCTCCGGATCCGGTCACGGAAGACGTGGCGCGGGGGTTTATCTCCGTCCCTGCGTAGTAATCAGTACCGGGCGTTCCGGTCAGGTTTATGGCGTGGGAAAGCGAAGTCGCAGTTGCATTCGCTGAACCGCCGATCTGAACGTCATAAGCCGCGCCCATCGTGGCTTTGAGCGTATAAACCACACCCGCAACAGTAACAGTTTCGCCGTCGTTGCCAACGTCTGAGAAGGTTAGAACGGCCTCTCCATCAATCGCCGTGTATCCGCATCCAGCGTCTTTTTCTTCAAAAATTGCCTGCGCAACATCGGCGTTCGTTCCTCCGTCAACAACAGCAACAATGGAGTTCCCGTCGATTGTGATTCCGTCATAAACGACCGGCGTAGATTCGCCGTTATCGTAAACAAATGAGCTGAGAAGATCCTCAACGCTTTCGAGGCCCGTTTTAATGTCTTCAAGAAATCCCCGCCCGCTGTATCGGCTATTTTTAATTCTGGCGCGATAAATCACGTCAAGTTCTGAGTTTCTTCCGATGGTAGCGGGCGCGGGGTTAGAAATTGAGTCCCACCCGGCAGTAGCCGAAACGATTGTAGTCAGCGTTCCGGTGTCGCATGGGATCGGGCCATCTTCTACGCTTAGAAAATATCCAGTGATAGACCCCCCAGACGGGATAGTGATGTCGTTCTCGGCATAAAACTTATCTCCGTCGTCTGTTTTCGCTAAAGAATTGGCTGTAATAACAGTGCCGGAAATTCCGGTAACGGTTGCCAAGACGCGGGTAGAGCTTGCGCCGATTCGCGTTACACTGAAGAACGCCCCCATTGCGTCGAGGAATAGCCCTGTGCAGTAGTCGAGATTGATCTGATTGGCGTTCGCAGCGTTGATGCCGAGAACGGCAGAGCGTTCTGTGGTAATCAGCGCAACGTGTCGGCCCTGCGGGGTTTCCGGAGACAAGTCAATGTCGGCTCCGTAAACAATCCGAAACTCTTCCTCAACCTGAGCTTGAATTGTTGATGTATCTGGAAGAATTATTCCCCGAGCATTTAGTTTTTCGTAAAAATCAGACATTTATCTCAGTCTCCCCGTAAATCGTTTTTATTTTTGCTACGTACTCGACCAAGGATCCGGATAGCTGATAGTCAAAGCTTACCAATCCCGTGACGCCCTGAACCTTTTTAATTGCGATCACCATTTGCGCCGACCATGCGGGAAGGTTGCGAATGCTACTAAACACGGTTTCAAACCAAGGGATTCCGCGTGTTACGTCAAACTGAAGCTCTCCGCGATGGGTTCGCAAAACATTCTCCGCAACTGCGGCGACCGCCTCTTTGCCTTCCAAAAACGTATACCCGTTATTCGTCAGGTAAATGTCGTTATTTTCGTCTGTGGCTAAAGTTTTCATTATGGTAATGGTGCGCTAGTTGGGCTTCCTGTCGTCGTCGTGGTGTGCTTATGGCCCAAGAAACTGATTCCGCCGATTGTCGCATCCCCTGTAAATATCGTGTTTGGGCAGTCGATAGTCAATGCCGCGCTTGTCAACTTCGAGCCAGCAGCGCCGATGCTTATTTTTTCAGTTCCGGCGGCATTCTGAAAAACCATGTTCCCGGCGTCCTCTTCAGCAAGAGAGATCGCGCCGAACTTATCCGGAATAAAGAACCCGTTTGAATACTTATGCGTTTCAAACGTGCCGGGCTGTTGCGGAACTCCAGTTCTCTTCATGTTCGAGGACTCGCGGTCTGAGGCAATCAGCCATCCCGTGTCACCCACAATAATCGGAAGGTCGACGAGGAAGCCCCCGCACATAAAGCGCCAAACAGTAGCGGCGACCGGCGCTCTTTCTACCTGCTCCCCTGTTGTTAAAATCATATTGATCGCCGGTTTTACCACTGCCGTATGGGTCAGACGCTCGTAGCTTACGACAACTGCCGGAATGCAACATTCAAAATTTCGGGAAAACTCCTTCAAAACCTCCTGGAAGGCTCCTTGTTCGCTTTCGAGATTCGCGGGATTTATGCTAGGTAAGGTTTGATCCATAAGTATCGATCCTTCTGGCTTTGATAGTTGTATGGAACTTACTTCCCCGAAGTCGTCCCTGGTGGTGCAGATTGTAGGCGTAATAAAGCCCGTTTGCAGCGGGGATGCGCTTAGACACTAGATTAATCGTGTCACCCCTCTTGATGCGCGTATCGAGGAAGACAGACGCGGTTACGCCTATGTAATCGGGATCTGGGACAAGAACCATCCCGCTTTCCTCTGAAATCTCCCTTATAACCCCGTCACGAACTGGATTATCGCGGTCAACCACAACGAGCGCGCCGTCCTCCTCAAATGCAATAATTTTATCCAACTCTGAGACGGTCTCGATCAGGCGGGTTCGGCTTCCGGTAAAATCAAACTTTTCGATTGTTTTATTGGACGTCGACCGCCATTCAAACTCAAGCCCCATCCATTCGGCTGCGGAGGCGCAAACAGTTTCAATGCTATTTGGAACAAGAATGGACCTGCTGAACATTTGGGTTGACCCATAGTTTCCGCTCTGAGCCTCGCAGTTAAGCCATATATCCGGAGGCTGAGACGGGATTGCTTCTAAAATGTCGCCGTCAAATATCAAAGACACCTGCGTGTCATCGTACCCCGCAAACACCCGCAGTCTTTTTCGCTGAGTAAACGCAGACCATCGGCTGGTGTATGTCGTCAGATACTCGATGTCCTCACGGGTAAGATTCAGAATTCCAACTTTTGCCGTTGTCATGATAGCCGACATTGGGAGGTTTATGTCAAATTTGACATCCACTCCGTCCAGTCTCTTGACACCCTGCGGGGTGACAAATTCAACTATCACTTTTCGGTTATATGACATTCGCGGCTATCTCCTCGTCTGTGAGGTACAGAAGCTTGTGCTGATCGTTAAATTTTTCCCAGTTCGGATATTCTCCGTCGTCGCATACCCAGAGGAAGTTTCCGCCCTTTGTCAGATATTCGTAGGGAATAATGAACTCTCTCGGGACGCAACGAACCGCCGAGCATAAAACAACATTATCAGCCGAGACGGTCGCGTATTCTATTCCGTCTGCCAGCTTTAGTTCTATATCGTAATTGACGCCAGACACGCTGAAGGCAAAAGACTGGTTCGGGGTGATGTTTAAATCGATTTGAATCATTACTCGGCCCCCGGTATTGTTCCCGTGAATTCGGAACCCTGCTTTTTACCCGCATCGATATTGCTTGCATTCTCTGGGTTTTCAACTACATCAAGAGGCATTGCAATATACTCCGGCTTGACAAATAGAATGCTTCTAAATCTCAGCTCAAAGAACAGCCTGGATACAGTATCTGACGTTTCCTTGTGAGGAATCGCGATCAGTTGCATATCCTCATAGACATCGGCTTTTGTCTGAACGGTAAGGAATTCAGTGTCGTTTCGCTCGTACCAGCCCTTCATTTCGTCGTAACTTTCTTTCCAGTCCTCAAAGGGAAGGGTGCAGTTTACGACTATTTCTTTCGGGTTCAGTATGCGGTGGTCTGATATTAAAATTCCACTCTCGACAGGGGAATCCATTATTTTGGAATCCTCCATCACGTCAACATCGATGATAGTAACATTTGTCAGAACCTCATCGGCCCCGCTCAAGAAAAGGCAGTACTTTTGCTGATTTGCAAATGACTGATCCGGCCCGCGCCGGGTCGTGAACTGGTCTAAAATTATGTTTGCAAGGGCCATTAGGCTAACGCTCCACTATAGTTTTGATTCACGACCGACTGAAGGCGCTTTTCGAGGTTTACGCCTATGTCGTCAGCGATTCCCTTTGCGTCTGTTGCCGCGGTGTTAATTGTCATTCCCTGAATCGTTATGCCGCCGCCACTTCCCCCACCGCTGGCGGGTTGCCCGTAGTTTGTTGAAGAAAGGGGCGTCGACGTTGACTTCAAAGCATCTCCCGCCTTTTCGATAAGTTTGGAGGCCGGAATCATCATCATTAAGAAATCTTTCAGGGATGAGTTTTTAAGGTCTCCTTCTTTGAGCTTGTCAATTTCAGACGCCGCGCCGGATACCCAGTCGGTGACGAGAGGCATGTAGAACCTTCCGTAAACGGCCTTCAACTTCTCAAGGCTCGCGGTTAGCTCAACCATTTCTTCTTTGAATCGCCGTGAGTTCTCAATGTCTTCGTCGCTGAAAACGGTTCGTCTCTCGGCAGACGCCAAAGCTGAGTCAAGGCCCGAAGCGCCTTCCTGTAAAAGCATGATGGTAGAGGCATCGAGTCCAAGCTGTCGCCCAAAATCAAGCTGTTGCTGGGTGTTTAGCGTCTCCATTCGCTTGGCGATCTTTTCCAGCAACTCGTCAGCAGTAGCTAATCCCTGAGCGCCAGACCCTGAAAAATCCATCCCGTAGCGGCGTGCGGCCTCCCATAATCGGCTTGTACCAGTCATTCGAAGCTCTTGAAGCTCTTGATTCAGGTTGCCAATCATGGCGGAAGCGGAGACCGCATCACCACCGTAGGATTTCAAAGCGTTTCCCCATAGCTGTATTCGCTGGGGGTCTGATCCGGCAAAGGCTCCGAGGAGTCGAAGCTGTTGCCCTTCTCGACCGAATTCAAGCGTCGTATCGAGGAGTTTTTTAAATACCGCGAGAGGTGCGGCGACCGTAACGGCCTTTGATGCTACCGCGGCAAAGCTCCCCGCCAGCTTCTGGTTTTTGTCCGTTAAAACCTTGGCTGCCCGGTCTGCTTCTTTTTGCTTTTTCGCGGCAATGGTGAATTGTGACTTTGCAACCTGCGCGCTCTTTTTTGCAATCGCCTCGTCCGCCTTCGTAGCGTTCAGCTTTTTCTTTAGAGATATAAGGCTTTTATTATTGGCAACGTTTTCTTTGCCGGTCGCCGATTCCATCTCTTTGGACAGGTCGCGAATGCTTTTCTGAAGATCAAGCGACGTTTCGGAAAGCTCGACATACGCCTGTGCTGCTTCGTCGGCGTTCTTCTCGGTCGCCTCAAGCTCTTTGTTTACCTTATCGGCTCCCTGAGTCTCGTAAAGCAGTATCAGCTTGTCTATGACGGTTTCAGACATTATTCATTCGCCCTCTTTGCTGCGATGTATTCATTATATTTGGGAATTATTACTGACTCCCACATTATGAACGCATCCTCCAGTGTATAAATCGTTCTCAACTCATGAAGACTGGCCTTGCCACTTCCGATAATCTGACCAATCAAACTATCTACGTTCCTGAACTCCCTCGCGCCCGCATCTTCTTCTACCGCATTGAGGAAGTTCAGCTCTTTGCGGTGGCGGAAAAATCCATAGAATGCCCCAGCATAGCGGTTTCGAGAGCTACGTAGTCCATAACGTTCGAAATGTGCGCGTCAATAACGGCCTTTGTTTCAAGGCGCAACCAGCTTTCGCCAACCTTCACACTCGCATAAGACAAAAGTCGGATGCTTTTTTCGACCGGCACTTTGTCGAAATCAAGCTTCTTCCCGCTTACGCCGTCGATGTAAGACAAAAGAACCTCTCGCCCGACCGTAGCCGGGAGTTTGGACAAAAGAATTTTTTTGCCCCCGATAGTTGTCTCTTTCGGCTCTAATAATGTTGGATCAATTTGCATCTGTAGCTCCCGTTTACAGTTTTATTGCTCAGTTAAATTACACGACGTTTTCGAAAACAAAGGTGTATACCTTCGATTTCTTACGCCCAGACGCTGCCGCGCCGGTTGCGGGCACATACGCCTTGCATCGACCGGCAGGCATGACAACTTTTCGCGTCCGAATTCCCGCTGTGCTGGCGTAGATGAAAGTCAAAACAACGATGTCGTTCGTCGATGGCTTGAGCTTTCCCGCTCGGTTCAGACTGAAAAGAATGTTTAAATTCTTGTCGTCTGTTGATCCCGGGATTACTCCGATTTTAACCTCGATTGGCTTCGGGGTGTTCCATGTGATCAGGTCTCCGTTAACCCCCATGCCTGCGTCATTGATTTCGATCTCCGGAATGTCCAGAGGGTCGGTGTCGTCAGCGAACTGCGTTAAGACGAGATTCGGGAACGACGGCAAAGCTTTTACAATTACCGTTAAGCCGTTGGCGCTAATGTTTTCCATAATGCTTTCCTTTTTTTAGATGAGAATGTCGGAACCTTCGACTTTGCGAACAGAGTCGCCCTTGCTGTAAATAAGAACATAGTTCAGGGTGTAAACTGTTACTTCGTCAACGAGTGCGGAGGTAATGTTCACGTCGAGCCAGTAGCCGATGCTTTGAACATCGATATACGCATCCGGATCACCGCTTACCTGCCCAATGTAGGACTTCTGAGTGCTGGTAAGAGTTTTACCGCCCTGAATAGTTCCGTTGTCCTGAGCCTCCGTGATAACTGGTTGCATCTGGTTGATTGCAAGGCTTTCTCCGGTTTCATTCGCGGGGAGCTGTTCGAGCGCAAGCAGAAGATTCAGATACGAAGTGCTGATCGCATCTTTCAACCATACCTCGTTGGTATAAGGCCCGATGTCTCCCGCGTCCATCATCACGCCGTCTTGGTAGAACTCGATGATTTTACCGGCCTGCTGGGTCGCCCCAATGTAGTTGATGTGCAAGGCGTCGTATGTGTCGGAGTCTGCGTCGGTTGTCACGCTGGCGCTCTCCGAGTCAAACTGCTGATACATGTAATTCTTAACCGAGTTCGGGCGGTTGTAGTTGGTCGAGGCAAAAAGAGCCATCGGCATAAACTCGGCGTAATCGTCAAAAGCGTCGAGGGTAACAACGGTTCCCGTGCTTCCGTCGATAAGAGCCTCAAGAGTCGCGGCATTTGCTGCGGTGACGCTGACCGAATACATGTACTTGTAATTTTTAGCCACAACCCACGCCGCGTTTTCGGTGATTTCATCGTTTGTGAGAGTTTCAATAAACGAGAAGGATCCGAAGTTGTCGCTAATTGCGTCGACGCGAGCCAGAGCTTCGACCGGCGTTTCAGCGTCCATTCCAACGCTTAGGATCGGGGCGTTGCCGACATCCAAACGCATCAGGGCGCTGAAGTCTGTTCCGGAGGTATAGGCGCTCAAATATCCGATGTCACCCGCACCCGTGTCTCCTCCCGTGATAGTGAACACGCCGGAAACATGAGTAACGGTTGCGGCAGTCCACATTGTTCCGCCGCCCGTATTCGCCTGAATTGCTGTCTCAAGGGAGTCCGCAATGTAGTCGTAGGTGGTTGCTCCGCTGTAGTTCTCGCCGGTTACAGCCAGCGTTTCACCGCCGAGGTTAACCACGCAAGACCCGCCAGTAACAGCTGTAAACTCCGAGAGAGCCGCGAGCGTTTTTGTGCTTTGCAGAACTGGAGCAACCGCCGAAGGAGTGTACCGGGCAATGCTGATTTTATCCGCCTGTGTAATAGACTTCGAGATGAACCCGAAATATTTCACCGCGAATTTGTACTCGTCCGAATCGGATCCAAAATAAGACAGGACGCCAGAAAGGTTCATTTCAAGAACGCTGTCGGTCGGGGCCAGCACGTTTGTGGTCATTAAGCGACCAATGAGTTCGCGCCGAGACGCTGAAGCTTCTCCGCCAACTCCGGAAACGATATCGATATATTTTTTCTGGTCAATAGCCATGAGTTTTTCCTTTTTTATACTTGTTCTATTGTGACGGTCTTTTCTGTGACCACGGGCAGGGTTCTGGTGTTCGACTGAATGAGGGTTATTGTCAAATCAAAGCTGGGGTCTTTTGAGTAAAGATCACTATCTGACATCCCGACAGGCGTCCGCACCTCTGTAACGTTAATGCAACTCATTTCGAATGTCTTGAGCTTGTCGATCCCCTCCTGTCCGTTGAAATAGTCAACGAGAAGATTCAGTACATCCGTCGAGGTTTGGGTGCTTATGGTATCGGCGGGCAGTCGAGATTTACGGCCCGTAACCTGAAACATGATCTCCTGATAGGAAGATTTATTCTCGATCAAAACGTCATCCTCAACGCTTGGCGTTCGGCTCTGTTTGCCGTATCGCTTGGAGCTTACTTTATCGATCCAGATTGTAGGGGATGCTGTTCCGCCTGGAATGGTTGACTTTGACGGCTGTCCGGACTGAATAACCTCAAAATCGGCAATGCTGTTTTCAGCAAGACCGGCTTCAACCGCATCAATCACGTTCGACCAGATTGTATTTTCGTTTTTCAAGCCTTTTTATCCTCTACGGCGATGACTGATCCCCACTCGTTGTAAGTCACCCAATCCGTGCTTTTTTCTACATTATAAACCATTCCATTGTAAATGATCTGGTCTGCAACTTCCTGCCGATCGAGTCCCAGCATTCCAACGCTCGACCATGCTTGTATATAGTTTTTCCCGAATTCTAGTCCCAGATTGCGATATGCAGCGTTCTCCACCGCCTCAACAATTCCTTTTTCCACATCAACCGGCGCGTTAAAAATTGGGATCTTAAACCCGATCTCGCTTACCGTGTTCGTCCCGGAGTATTTCTGAACCTGAAACGTTGATGTCGGAATGATGGAGTGAGCCAAATTTAATAGATTACCCAGCATTTGCGCCTCCCGTTTTAAATGAAATTGACCTCAGCATGGTCTTCGTGTCGATAAGCGGGTCGTTGAACCCTTTCCTGGCGATTGTTTCCTGAGAGTTTGGCGGGCTTGATATTGAAACGATTTTGTTCTGAACGTCGCCCCGTATCACCGCCCCCATTTGATTCATGACCTGTTCTACGCTCAGTCCCGAGGCAAACAGTTTTGCCGTTAGATCAACCCACGCTGTTTCTTTTTCGTGAATCGTGGTACGCATGAAAGACCGTATCGGAATGTTTAGCCACCGGTTGCCGTATTCGTGCTTTTCTGCGACAGACGCGACCGGCTTTCCATCTTCGTATGTGGCCTCTGGGAACCATCCAACGGCAACGCGCCCGTTACTTAAAGCGTTAAGGTTCCGGAAAATGTCGGCATTTTTCTGCCGCACAACCCTCACCGCAAAACCCTTGTGAAAGAGCCTCCGCAGTATAGACCAGCCGGGGCTTTGGTTTGCAAAAGCGCAAGATATGCCTGCCCGTAGCAGGTTTGGTTTATCCAGTAAGTGAAAGAAGAGCTTCCGGGAGGCGGGACCATTGAGACAGATACGCTCCCGATTGATGACGAGCCAACAAGCCCGCCCTGAGAGCCTCCGTTGCCTCCTGAAGCGCCTCCGCACACCTTAAGGAGATGCGCGGCCATGTACTCAATCGCCAACAGTCGACATTCGTCTTTTAACGGGCCGGAGTTGGTTTTAGATATAAAACAGGCAGATCGGTCGATCGCAGCCTGAACAATAGCGTCCGTGTATGGCGGATCGGTAAATTCGGGAAAATCAGCACGGAACTGCTCAACGGTCAATGTGATTTCAGATTCCGCGCTCATTTACTCTACTCCTTTGAAGTTGTCGGAGCCTCTTTGCCCGCGTCCTGATAATCCTTTGGAACGAGCGGGGCAGACTGGTCTTTGGCTTCCATGTCCTTGGTGCTTTTCTTCGAGGTTTTATGAACCTTTACGAACCCGGACTCAAGGTGTTGCTTGAAAATTCCGTTGTTCAGAAGCAACTGGAGTTGCTTTTCTGTGACCTTTGTCACAACACCGTCTTCAGTTAAGAAGTGTTTGCTGGCGACATTCGCGCCTCCAGCGATAACAACCGAGTCAGTAACGATAGTTTCTTTCCCGGGTGTCTTTGAATAAAGAGCGTATCGCACGCTCGCAGTCATTGTTGATGTAATATTAGGCATTCCGCTTCCCTTCTATTATGGTTTTTGTTTGTTAAATACGAGGCGGGTTTTTACGCCCGCCCGCATCTGGATGATTAGATTCCGGTGTAGCGAACAACCCCGATAGGTTGAGCAAACAGGGCGCCGGCAGTCGCGCATGAATACGCTTCCAAGAACCCTTTAGCCTGCTTTTCTACCCCGAGCATCCGGAACACGTCTTGAACGTACTGGTTCGCAACCTTGCGCCCGCCGATGGTCTCAGCGATCAGGTAGAAAACGTTCGATCCACCGTTTGCACCGGTGTACTGAGGAGCGTTTTCGATGCGACACTTAGGATACGTCTGCGCAATCCACTCACGAACAGAGGTAGTACCCAGCTCGTTAACGGTTGCCAGCATATCGATAGACACGTCAGCAATTGACAGGCAGCACTCGTCCTTGTAGGGATCGAAGTTCGAACCAGACCGACGACGAAGAGCGGACATTGCCGTCTTGATGTCGTTAACGATCTCAAGGAATGTCTTCTCGGCCCATGTGAACCCGCCCGTTCCCGTTGCAACGGTCGTGTAGGCTGGCAAATTCGGATCATTCAAGATTCCGTAAGTGCGGTTAGCGCCGTCGTTGTAGCCGTAGAAGGCAACCTTGTTCAGCTCTACAGCGAACGAGGTTCCGACAGACATACGCTTTTCGGAAGCGGAATTCACACGCATTGAGGAAGCGCGAGCTTCTTCGAGGGCGTGAACTTCAACAGCTTCTTCGAAACGAACGATTGTCCGACGCTCGAAGTTCGGGTTCCAGTCAGCGAGAACCGGATTCGTTTTGTCGCCGTATGGCTTCGCCTGTCCGGTGTGTTCCAGGACAGTCGCAACAACTTCTTCGTCCGCCCAGTTGCCTGCAATATCACGACCGATAATATTATCGGCGGTACGAGCCTGCGTGATTGTGCGGATAACATCCGGCAGGAAGTGCTGCAGGAATTGAACCGGAGTGGATGTTGATGCGGAGGTAATCAGGTCAGGCGCGGCGTCCTGAGCCATTGCCATAAACTCGCGCATTGCGCGGGGAGTGGCGTTGATACCAAGGCTCTCAAGAGTAGACAGTTGCGTCTGCTCGTCCATTGCGTAAGCGCGAACCTGATCGGGTCGCAATGACAGTTTTACTTGTGTGTTGTTCGGCATTGTTTTGACCTTTCAGGTTATGCGTTAGTGAGTGACAGAACAGCCAGTCCATTCGGGGCCGTTGAGTCAACGAAGATGAATCGAGCGTTCGGGATAAGGGTCTTCCCGGACTGTGCTCCGGCTGAACTGTATCCGTAGATGTCGCCGGTCGCGGTTTCGTAGAAGGCGTAGTAGCCGACTTCAACCGTGATTTTTGGCTTAACAACGATGTGACCCATTGTGGCAAGCTCGCCGGTTTTTCCGTTTTCAACGACAAGCGTTGCGTCAAGACCGGAGTGGCTGTAGCTCTTCGGATTGACGAGGATACCAACAAACATTGTTGATCCACCCTGTACCGCTTGCAGGCGGTTGGATGAGTCGGTCGTGAATGCGTTACCAACTACGGCGCTGTTTGCGAATGCGTCAACTCCGCCGGTGAAGAACCCGGTAGTCGGAACAATCGTGGTGTTGTCCATGCTTTCCGTGAATACAACGATGTTTCCAACAACTCCGCCGTAGATCGCCGTAAAGGTGACTTCTGCGGTGTCGGTCAGTGCTGCCGTTGCTGCAAGGTTGGCGGTTGTTCCAGCAAAATAATCGGTTCCGGCGATTCCGGTTGCTCCGATTGCTTTTGCGATTGAGTCTGCGGTTGCTGCGGCGGTTGCTCCGATTTGAACATCGAAGGCCTGTGCGAGCGTGTCGCGCATCCGGTACGCCTGAGTCCCGATAACAAAAGTATCGTCCTCGGTGGGTACGTCGGTGAGCGTCATAACGCCAGTTGCGTTTACTTCCGCGATGGGGGTTCCGCCGGTTACGACGTAAGGGGCGACTCGGCGGGGGCTGTCATCATAGAATGATCCCTGTACGCCAAATCCCTGGTCAACATTTACTGTGCTTTGCAGTGACATAATTATTTTCCTTCCAAGTAATTTTCAAGTGATGTGTCTTTCCCCGGCACAACTGCCGAGTCGAGAGCGAATTGCGCGGGCTTGCTATCTGCGTTCATCAGATAACCTTTGAGAAGCGGGAGGGCTTCGTCTTCCGTGCATTGAAGTTCAAGTTTTTTGCAGGCGTAAACGGCAACGTCTTTAGCTGTCATTACTGCGCTGTCAAAAGCCCCGACAAACGGCGTAACCTGCTCAACAAGAGCGTCGCGGGCAGCGATGATTGGAGCGATTGCGGCGAAGGTATCTTCGGCAGAAGCGGGTTTTTCTTCCTCTTCGTCTTCAGTTTTTGCCTCATCGTCTTCGTTTTCATCTTCGGTTTTGGCTTCTTCGTCTTTTTCGGCATCCTCTGCCGTTTCGACTTCAGCCTTTTCCTCGGTTTCATCCTCGGTTTTTTCAACTTCAGGGTCGCACATATCCTGCACGGCCTGAATTTCCTCTTCGGAGCAGACGCCATCCAGAGCCTCTCCAATTGCTTTCCGCTTGGCAGCGGATTTTTCTTTATCGGTCATGGTATCTTCTCCTTTTTGGATTGCGTTGATCTCCTCGATAGAATCAAAAACTGTAGCTTTAGAGTCGTAGACCCTTACATCCGATCCCATTCTGCCCTTGTCAACAAGAGCAATGTGGTTTCCGGCAATACAGGTCTGTTTAAAATCGTATGTTTTCCCCTCGAACACCCCGCGCTGTGGTTCGTATTTGCAACGATAGCCAAGGGAGAGTTCTTTTTTTCCGCTCTCGATGTTTTCTTTCAGCGACTCAGAATAGATTTTGAAGTCGGCAACAATCATTCCGGGGGTGTCGCCTTTGCGAACGTTGAACATGGAGCCACCAGCGGGTCGGTCGTCGTAGTTCGTGCATCCGTCTCCCAGCATCTCATGGTTATCGATGAAGGGGTCGCCGTTGAAAGACTCGATCGTGTCGGGTTTCTCAAGCTCGGAGGCTGGACGGTAGACGTTGTATATCTTATTCGGCTCAAGACCCAGCGACCCAGAAAAGTCAATCTGAGATCCAAGGTAAGGAAAAACGCCCTCTTTCGTGACGGGGTTTCCCTTGATTAACCAAAAGCCGTTTATATCTACTTCTTTACCCATATGGTGCTCGCGTCCTGTTCTGGAAACAAGATTTATGCGAGAAGGGCGAATTTGTCAACGGGGTGTTTTGCAACTTTGTGCATGTTTTGTGCAAAAGAAAAAGCCCCTCCATAACGGAGAGGCTTGGTTGATCTCATCACGCGGCGCGATCAAAGACGTTGTTGTTTTGGCATTTGCCTATTATTCGGGCCAGCCGGTTTTTAGAGGCCACTCTTTAAAGCCTGCCTCTTTCCACGGCCATTCCCTACTCATCAGGCCACTCTCGGTAATGCGTTCTCATAGTTCCTCCTGATTAATTTCGTCTAACAAGGCCCCTATCATGCACGTTTCCGCGCCGGGGTCAATCCTTCAACGACTCAACGTGATCCAGAATCTTTCCCTTGATCGTGTCGGGCTTCTTAACGGTTCCGCTGATCTCAAGGTTGTATTCAGACTTTGCAAACGCCTTCAGAGCGTCGGCGTCTTCTGAGTTTTCCCAGTCGAAGGGGGTGTCATCTTTGGATTCATCAGCCTCCGGCTCGTCATCTTCGCTTGGCGGTTTGTCATCTGCTGGCGGAGCAGGCTCTTTCTGCGGGGCTTCTGGCGCGGCGTCGTTTCTCAAGTACTCGCTGACGTCGCAGGCCCGCACAATCTTCGCCTCCCCGTCTTCGCAAGCAATGAAGTCGCCCTTCTTAGGGTTGTGTTCGAGCAAAAAGGCGTTATTCACCTTGACCGGATCACAAGCGCCGTCTTTGACGTGCAGCAACGCGGTTCCGTCACTCTCGCGGTTTTCTTCTTTGGCAATGTATACGTCTCGCGCAATCTCTACAACTTCAAGCGCGCTTACCCCTTCTGGCATCTCTACTGTATTCATGGTTTTCCCTTTCTGTTTTTGATTAATTACTTCCCTGCTCCGAGGCGGTACTCCTCAACCTCTCGCACCAGAGCCGTGATGCTTCCGGTCTTGGTTTTAAACTTTACAGTCGTTTCGTTCCGGCTGATTTCTTGAAGACCATACCACGCCGGTCGCTTTTCGAAAATCCTGGGTTCTGCTTTCATGGCTTAATTTTTCCTTTTTTTTGTGTATCGCCCATGTACATCAACCACCTTTGTGTATCGTATTTGGCGGTTTATGAGCGACAACATATAACCGCCAGTTGATGACGACCGGATTACCGGCGGTATAACATGGTGTTGAGTTTAATCAAGCAGATGGCGCTCTGACATCACTACCTTCAAGTAGATCCTGAATAGCATCGGCTAAGGCATTGATCGTTTCACCTTCCTCAAGCTCGTAGTTTGCCAAAACTGTACCGCGAGGAATCAACACAAGATCAATGCTCTCGTCGTCCTTTGGTGCAAGGGCAATCTTTAAACCTTCCGTGTTTTTAATCCCGTTCAATCTCAGTGCCATTTGGATGTATTTTTTATCGCCGTTATCTAATGTCATTTCTTATTTCTCCGTTTTTAGTTGTTAGTTTTGTCCCGCAAAACGGGCAATATTCTGGCTCAACAATTCGAGAGCCTTCTAGTTCTGGAATATATCGCGTGTAAAATATGTTTTTGCAAATCTCACACGATGATTCCACTAAATCAAAATCCATTCAGACCTCCTCCTTTTATTTAAACCACTGGGACAAAACAAATAGCCTCGCCCCTATCAAACAACAGCTTCAGGTCAGCATCACTTATCATACACCGCCCGACACTCGCCCTCGTATCCATGAGGAAGGAGTAGTGTCCGCCACCTCTCCACCATCCACGCTTGCCGACATGACCTGTGGCACAGACGGCGTGCTTGGCCGGCGAGCAATCAGGGTTACGCACCTTGCTGTTCGACATGCTGATCCAGTTGTCGATGCTTCTGGTCATCCCCTCGTATTGGTGCAGACCGAGGACGACAGGTTGTCGGCTCACCGCCTTCAAGTACGAAGGCCAGTAGGACGTGCTTATACGTCCCTTGATATACCTCAACCGCACACACGCCTCAAGGTTGTCGCCTATGGAGGTGGGGTTGCCTTCAAACTTTTCAAGCTCCAAATGTATCGGCCAGTTATCAACGTCTATTCCCATAGCAATCAAGCATTGCCTGACAGCGTATGTAGCACAGTCTCGTTCGATATCATTCTCTCCCTGATCCAACAGCTCGCACTTAGCCATGCCCCATTTAGGTATGAGTGCGGGGCGTGATCTTTCGTCCCATATTTTATTGTCTCTTGGCATTATGAGTCCTCTTTCTTCCCGCCAGCTTCAGCCGACACATGCCCGTTCTCGTACAGCCAGAGAAGCATGAGGCCCATTGCCTCTGCTAAAACAACGTGCTCACCAAAGAAATCAAAAGCAGACTTAGCGCTTTCGACAACCCAGCCTTCCTGAGTTTTTATAATGGCTGTGTCTTCCGGCAACCGCTTCCCCAGCTCGCAGGCTGTGAAGGCGGGGGCAATGTAGCACCAATCAGCCGTTGAGCACGTACCACGTTTGACGCGCTTCTCAATCCCGCTACACAGGCTCTTTACCCACACGAGATATGCGTCAGGCACCACGCCAGCCTCAGTGAGCGTAGCGAATAGCTTCTTGCTCAGTTCTAAACTTGTTGTTTCGATCATCGCTCCACCTCCTTCCTCTTCTCTCCCTTGGTGGTCAGACCCAGCAACGCAAACCGGCGCCGGCGCTTTGCTGCGTGAAGTCGCTTGGCCTTTTTAACGGACGCCTCTGCCTCTGGATTGACGACATGAGGTAGTTTTTTCTTTGCGTACTTCTTGAAGTCGAAGCAGCAAACGCCAACACCGCCAGGGTAAACGGCAAAGATTCGCTTTGCGCATTTCGAGCAGTAGTGGTTGTTCGGGTTTCTCTGGTTCATTTTTTTCATGTTAGCGCCCTCCGCGTGCGCGTTTGTGTTACGTATTTTGTTTTCTCGAAAGCGTAACGCTACTTGCTTTTGCTTAACTCACGCTTGCGCTCCGTTAACTCCTTGCGCTTGGCCTCGATCTCTGCCATCTCCTGCGTTTTTTTCAGCTCTTGGTGTTCGTTTCTATCGATTCTGACCTCGCGCCCGCACAGCTTGCAGGTTTTGCAAAGTGCGGTAGCTTGTCCAATGTAGTGATCGGTTCCCCGAATTGCTATGGTTGCGGGAACATCTATGCCCCCCGCCTCCCACTCCTCATGAGGGCAAAGCTTTTCAACGATACTCTCAAGGATCTCGATATCGGTCTCGGCATCTGCAATGTCTTCGGCAAAACCTACGTAATCGTCGATCTGTTTTTGTTGCCGCCTCTGCCGTTTAGCGACTCCGATGTATAGGGTCACGTCCGCGGCCGATATTGCGATCAGTCCCGCGACGAATATGATTCCTGCTAATGCTTCACTCATGATTTCTCCTCCTTTTTTTATTAAAAGCGTAACGCTTTGTTTTAATGTTTCTAACAAGGTACTGGAGGTGGGGGGAATCGAACCCCCGTGTTGTAACCCTTCCGACCCAACGTTTACGACAATCAGCACGTTATTCATGCGTGCAACTATCCGGTTATGACATACCGACAAACAGGGACAACCGGCGACCCTCACGGGACGGAGTTGAATTCCACCAGTCTGTTTTTTTGCCTCGTCAGACCGAGGGTTCTTTTCACGAGTCGTGATTTGTTGGCGTCCGGATTCCTCTCGCATCCTTCCGGGCCTCACCTCGCGGGAGCTTCATTGACGAATCAACGATTAAGCAGCGATTGCAGACAGTGCCTGCGGGAACTGGATTACTTTCGTAGCAGTTGTGTTTTGATTGATTATTAAGGAGGCCAACAATCATCCTCCTGTCGTAGTTGAGAATTCAATGGCACAGTCGAAACCATATCACCCCCGATGTAAAAGAACAGTGAGCTTTGGAACCCCTTAGCTCGATTCCAACTATAGGGAAGTGCCGCCGGTTTGCAACGGTAAAGATAATTTATTTTAGAGCCTAAACGTCCAGAACGGGCGTGGCATAACATCCGCAGTTAATCAGAACACCAGGAGGCGCTTTTTCTCCGGTTCTCAGGTCTGCAACTGGGGGATTGTTGAGGTCATAGATATAACCGTTCAACCCGTTCGGTGGCTCTGACCGTCCGTCCCAGCGGGTTTTATGATATGACCGAGGCTCTTTGCTTCTACCACCGTGATTCCACTTGGCTTTCGTAATGCCAGCGTTCCTCATGGCTTCCTCAGCAAGCTGATTATAAATCTTGTCGGTCTGATCCTTGGCGATGAGTTTCGCCCGACGCTCTGTTATTCCGCCGATCTTCTGAATTTCCTTTATCAGCCTCGGACGGTTGCCTCCGGTTTTCAGCGAGTCAAGCACGGCCTTCTCAATGCGGTCAAAGTACTGCTCTCCGATTGACTTGATCAGATCGACGTTTGTTTTTACCGCCTCTTGCGCGAAAGAAATATTTTCAGTCGTGAGGATTTGACCGGGAAGCAACAACGAACTCTGCTGGCTCTCCACCATCGGCTTGATTGAGTTGATAAAAGACGCGCTGGCGTGCTTTGCCTGCTTCTGAAGGAATCTCACGGCAGTGATGCGACCGGCCCGCGTTAGGATGCGCTCAAACTCCACCTTTAACTCTTCGGTTTTCGCCTGAAGAGATGCGGGGTCTATGTCCAAATCCTCGGCAATGCTTCCCCGGCAGTACGTTTTGAACTCGTCAAAGCTCATTTCTCGGATGTCTCCAAAGCCCTTCCATCCTTCCTCGTAATTCTTGAAGTATGCCGCTTTTGCGGATTTGGCAGACCCGAAGCCCAGCATACACTTTTCTTCGTCGAACTCTCCATCACTGTGGTTCACCTGCCGAATCACAAACACCTTGTCCGAGAAAGGGCGGGCGTCGTTGATAAATACGTCGATGTGGTCGCCGTCGAACCCTAGAGTTCCAAGCACGCGCCCGTAGGTGTGGCGCATCTTCTGAGACCACTCTTTGCCGTCCTGATCCTTTCCGCTGCGAACTGAGCCGGCAGGGTTTTCGATCGACAGGCGCAACCCGCAATAGTTTAGCTTTCCGGTTTTGTAGTTCTCGGCTTTGATCTGCGCTTCGGTTGGGGTCGTGTTGGTCTGCCTGCATGCCTCGATCACGTCTTCGCGTGTCGGCTCCGTCATGGCGTCAGAGGTAAAGGCTGTGTCTCGCCTTGGCTGAGGAGACGCTTTTACGGCTCTTACCATAGCTTTTTCCATAGCCAGAACCATGACGCGCAACTCGCGGGCGTACCAGTTTTTAATCAGCACGCTGGGTTTTAATGGATTTCCTTGGATCATAAATGTTTAATCCAAATAGTTCCGACCACCGCTTGTCGTTTCCCGGTACTGCCTGCCGGATTCCGTGGTCTTAACCGGCCCCAGATCCTTCTTGCCGCCCTTTTCCTCGTCTCCCTTCAAAAGCTCTCCTGCAAGCTTCTCGGCGTCGTCGTCTAAATCCTCCTGAGACTCTGAGACGTCGGAAAGGGTGCTGTATCTCGACCCCTCTTCCGTCCGGATGATGTCGCGAATCTCTTCTGGGTCAACGATCCCGCCCATGACATAAGTGGAGTCGACCTGCGCTCTGATGTTCTCGACCTCTGCCAGCTCTTTGTCTGTCGGCGCGTCAACGGGGTTGAACGTGACGACCAGAGGGATATCTTCCCCGTACTTCGATTTCGTGTAAAGCGCGTTGTGCATCTTAATCAGTGGCGTGAAGTCGTGCTTCTGGATCTCTTGAAGCGTCTGGGAGTAATCCTTGAACTCATACTCTCCGGTAGCGTTGAAGCCCTTCGGCGTGGTCTTGAGGAGCTTTGTTGCGGGCATCTCCGCAATGCTGGCTACAAGCTGATACTGAGTCATGATAACCTCGTCGAGATTTCCGAGGCTGGTGTCGATCTGTGAAACCTGGTCGCCCTGTCGCTTAAACCACACTGCGAAGTTGTCGCGCATGTATGAGATTGCTTTTACGATAGCGTTCGCCTCGTCTGGATTAGCGATAAGGTTCTCAACGTCGGCGTCGGCAATCAGCATACGCTTTGACATTGCCAGCAAAGGAACCTCGTTCGCGGTCTTCTCCGCAGCATACACTCGCTCATAAATCATTTGCGTGAGCGGAACCCCGCCATAATAGTAAGTGGGCTTCAGAATGTCCGGAACAACGGTGTTTACGACCTTAATACACCACGACCGATGAACGAGCTTCCCGCCCCCGATCTTCCACCATGTCGGCTCGTAAAAGTGCAGGCTGGCGGGGTTACTGGCTGAGTCGGCATCGAGCTGAGGCGAAACCCAGTAAGGCTCAACAATCGTGAAGCCTTTGTATGTTCCCTTTTTGATTCCGTCGATGTTGAACGGCTTTGACATATCCGCGCCGTCGACCACTGGGATTGCAATCGCGATTCCGAACGTCTTTTTGTTGATCGTCAGGCGCTGGCAGATTCCCGGTATGCCGAACTTGTCTTCGGATACCTCTTTGATTTCAACGAGCTTCTCCTCGTCGACTTCCTTTTCTTCGCCCTCGGATCCCTTTTTGTTGTTCTCGGCATAGGTCAGAACGTAGTCGGGGGCCATCGCGTCTTCTGCCGGGATCGAGCAAGCGGCATCAATCATGTGGTTTTGCCGGAGTAATGAGCAGGCCTGCCAGCCGATGAAGCCATGCGCGGCGTAGAACTCCAGAATCTTGCCTGGCACGTCGTTCGGGTAAAGCGTGGTCGTGTCAAAGCTCGAATCCATTACGGCGGCCATTGCGTCCTCATCCATTGCGACGCCCTCGGCGGTGACGGGCTTGAGGCTGTCGTGTTTGCGCTGGAAGTGCTTTGCCAGAATAGCCGCCTTGTCGAGCTTCGGAGGATCCCAGTTGGCGGCGGCTCGCTCGGCTGCCTTTTGGGCGAGCGTCTTTTTCTTAGGCTTCTCGGCTTCTGTTGCGGGGGTCTTTTTTTTGCGTCTGGTGAAAATACTCATTAGAACATTCCTCGTTTTTCCATGTCGTTTTCAAAGGCATATCTGCAATCGTCGATACCGTGGTTGTTCTTGTCCGGATAATCGCTCTTGAACTCGCCATTCTTTAATCGTTCATGCTCGTACATGCTAAATTCCCGCCAAGCATTCGGGCACCTCTTCTGATCTATAACAATTGCATGCAGTTTTTGCAACCATTTGATTCCATACCGCACGCTGTCCTTGCCCTTGATCGCGCCTCTGATGTTGATCCCGGCCTGCCGGAATTCTGCGATCGACTTCGGCTCTGCGCTGTCTCCGGTGATCAACTCTCGCCCGATGTCCTTCTCTTTAATCTTCTCGATTGCCTCATCGTTCAGCATCCCTACCTTAAAAATCTCGTCGTAAACGTAGATGGTTCGGCGCGTTTTGTCATATTCGTAGTGGTGATACGAGAACGGATCAACAGCAAAGCCCCAGTCGAGACCTTTTCGGAGGTTCGAGAAGCCTTTGATTTCCTCGTCGGTAATGGTCCGGCTGGTGAGGTTGCCGAAGATCGCGCCACCGGTTCCCGTGATTTCCCCCAGGTATTCGTGATTGTATGCGCGCTCGTCCTGCTCTTTAAGCAATAAGGCCTCGATAAAAAAGGCCTCCCCAAGCCATTCTTTTGGGACGCTGAGGTAGTCGGACGTGTGAACGTGGCGGTTTGCGACCTCTTTGCCGGCCTCAAAGTTTACCCAGTTCGCAGCGGTTTGGGGCGGGTTATAGCTGTAAAAATACGTGAACTTATCACCGCCCCGCATATATGATTGAACAACGGATCGGATTTCGGCTATTCCGTCGTACTGCTCTAGCTCCTCGAACCAGCCGAACATGAAATATCCGAAGGGCATCTTCTGTGATTTGCTCTTGCGGGGGTCGTCCAGTCCCTTAAACACGATCTTCTGACCGGTCGGGATGTACGTTATTTCGAGCGGAGAGACGGTTGCTCTAAAGTATTTCGACACACCCAGAACGTCAATCGCCCATAAAACCTGGTTGTAAACACTGCTTCTGAGGTCGCAGGCATACTTTCGAAAGCAGACCGCGTGAGCGTCTGGGTTCTTCATTATTCCCAAAACGACCTGCAGGGAGATGAACGACGATTTCGTTGACCCCCTGCCGCCACGAAACCACCAGTGAACGAATCCAGACCCAGCCTTTATCATCCGGTGGACTTTGCTGAAGCTGGGGGCGATTAGGTCGCTTAGTCTGACCTCCGACATTTTACTCCTCTACGTCGTCAAGGATTTGCGGGGCTTTATCGACCTTCATATCGATTTCTTGCTTGTCTTTCCATCCGAAGTTTTTAAGGGCGAAAATTGCTCCGGAAGGGTTGCCAAACCTTAGCATTTCCTCGTACTCTCGCTCGATAAAAGTGCGAGCCTTTTTTAATGTGCAAGAAAACTTTTCCCGCTTTTCGTAATCATAAAAGCTTTGCCGGTCGCAAAAACCTAAGAATAAACAAAGGTCTGTCATGGTGGGGCAGGGAACCTCTACTACATCCCCGAGCTTCGTTGTAATCTGCTTTGAGCGCATTCCTCCGTCATTAAAATACGCCTCAATCTTCGCGTCGAGTTCTTCAACGGTTGCAAATTTTGGAGGCCGTCCCCCCGGATGCTTTTCTTTCTCACTCATCCACATCCCCCTCTTCTAAACCCTGCCGCCACAAAAGCCCCTTGCACTTCATCAAGTGTTCCGAAATCTCGCCCAAAAGATTCAACTCTCCCTGCATCAAAGGAATTGCCCGTTTATCGGCATCCGAACAAAGCGACTCGATATGATAAATAGCCCGGTCAACTGAGTTGGTAATAGTCGCGGGCAAAATACCGATAAGATCGCCATTGATCTCCTTCGAGGTCGGTGCGGGTTTCTCGCTCCCCAAAAAACAAACCTCATTGATCCGATCAATAAAACCACCAATAGGCTCTGAAATAACGTCAGCCAAAAGATGCTGCCCGTAAAAACACGGCCCCGCTGCCCGGTAATGACAATCCCTGGCGGTCTGACGGACACACTCCAATAAAACAATTAACTCTTTCACTGCAATACCTCCTTTTTTGAAACAGGGCCGAGAACAATTACCGCGCCCCCAATCTCATCTGCTAATTTCTGAGCCGATCTCTTCCACGCAAAAACCGTCGCCTCATCTTCGGGAACAAGCTCTTTCTTTTTGCTGGAATAATGACCTGAATCGTTTGCGACAATGAAATGACCGCGCACGTCTCCCTTGCCTTTACAAAATGGGGTAGCGCGCTTCTTCTTGGCGTCAGGCTCTGGGTTGTCTCGATGATCCCACTTTTGCCAGCATTCCTCGCACCGCCCGTATTTCAGGTACAGCGCGTTTTTCCGGCACTCTGGGACTATACATATCGGCACTGTGTCTTCTCCTTTATTTCCGCAAATAAATCTGACGTGTTAACTCGCCTCAGTTCGATAAGGATAAAGCATATTGCGTTGACTATGTAAAGTCGAAACGGTGCACTCAGCGCCTCGTCCGCTACTCGGCACTATTAAACATAGTCGGCCTAAAAGTCAATACCGGTGTCTGCAACCAGAGTCTTTGAGCAATGTTTACGGGGGTTCTGTAAATAACGAGAGAATAAAAGATAAATGCCGTTGACGTGTGGGAAGGGATAGATTATCTTTCTTGCATCGAAACAAACAAGGAACCACTAAATGCCATGCGATTTTGACAAAACACACTGCGACGCTTGCGGATACTGCGAGACGGTAGTGCAGAACGAGAACGGAAACATTGACTTGAAGGAAATTAACCAGAAGGAAACAAGATCATGACCGGAAAAGAACAAAACGAGGCCTCTCGCATCGATGAGCGCAAAACCAGAGTCTATGCCGCATGGGGCTTCATAACGGCAATTACGGCGACAATGTGCCTGATTATGGGCTATGTAATCGAAAGGGGTATGCAATGACAGAGTATGAATGCACTAGCTGTAACGGTTCAATAAGCCCTCACGATTCGGTTTTCGAAACTGTTAAGGGCGAAATCCTCTGCGTTGATTGCGCCGTGAATAAGCCGAAGTTTTCCACTTTGCTGCATAACTGCAAGTGGTACGTCGAAGCAAGCGACGGGAAGACGTTCAACGATTCCGAGTCTTTCAGCACCGGGATGTACGAAAAAAAGGATGACGCCGTAAAGCGCGCCCTTGAAGTTATTAAAACGCTATGGGCCGAAGAAGACCCGATTGAGGAGGTGGAGTGATGCACCACGTTTTGAAAATAAAAAAAGAATATATGATGGCAAAGGCATTTGGCGACAAACCGTTTGAGATCAGATTCAACGACAGAGGGTTTCAGAAAGGAGACACTGTTTCGTACACAGGTGACAGAGCGCCCTACCTTGATTATGAGGGAAAATACGAGATAACGTACGTCACCGGATTTTCTCAAAAAGAAGACTGGGTTGTTTTTGGCGATAGAAAAATAAAGGGAAAATAATGAATTACGAAGAACTAAAACAGAAGGCGAGCAAGGGTCCGTTTGAGGCGCTGGGTAAATGGGCGGTCACAGAATGAAAACTATCGACGGCAAATCATATGACCAGTCTCTCGAAGTCTGCCGGAACACATGCGTCGGCTGCGTTGCTGAAAAGTGTGGGTCTGAGATGTGCGATAGGCTCGAATGCGATCGCGGCAATCATATATTTATTGAGGTGGAGCGTTGCGAATAAGCAAACCATCCAGCAAAAAAAAAGAAGCCCGCTCCTAAATGGTGCGGGTTTTTTTGTGATACTCCCTAAAGCTCCTCGATCTCTATTCCAATGCCCGGCCTGTCGCCCCAGCCTTTCCTGAACCGCAAGTCCGCGATTAAGCTGTCGTCCGCCCAATAACCGAGACGAGTCATGCAATCAAACAGGATCTTGCAGAGATTATCAACGTCCGGCCTCGTCGTGCATGGTTTGTATCCGGTTGCCCTGTTTTTCTTAGTCTCTTGCTTTCGCCAAGGGTATGTCCACTCTACACTAACCCTCAGAGCCTTCTCATGCGGCACAGGCGGGCAGAACTCTCTCAGGAGTATCATTAGCTCGTTTTGAGTCCTATTGCCCTTAGAGCTGGAACTCTTGCCGACGAAACGGGTTCCATTGTTTCGCTTCATTATCATCATTGACGACTGGGCCGTTGTTTTCGGCGGTATGCAGTTTATGAAAAATTTCATTTCATCTCCTTACGGGTTCATCTTCTTAAACTCACGCGCAAACCCCTGACTGCACAGTGAGCGAAAAGCGTTATCAGAGTCAACCCGATCAATGAATGGAGCAAACTCTGGAATATTATGAATAGCCGACTTGTGCAGGAACGCAAGCGACGGCTTAGGGCGACCGGGCCGGATATAAAGCTTATCATTTTTTGGAACCTGCCCCCATTTTGTATAAGCCGGGAACGGCTTGTTAAACTTTCCCCAAAGTGCAGTTCGTTTCGTCCACGGGCTTCCGAACATCCACGGCTCGTATGAAAGCTCCGGCGCTCCAAGATGCTCCTTTAAAAGCCCTGTCGCCGGATTCTCAATCACCCACCACTCCGGAGATGCTTCACTGATAATACGCTGGCACTCTTTGACTAAAAACAACCCCGACTCAACATCGCGAGTCTGCCGCTCTTTTGTCCCGAACTTAAAACCCTCTCTAGCAAAGCTGAACTCAGTGCAAACTGGATTTGCTATCACGCCATGAATCGGACGATCCGGACTATAATTCTCAACCCCTATTTCTTTACCGATCAAAATCACGTCGTAATCCGGATCATGCTGGTACGGGTAGCTGTCGCTCCCGATGTCAGCGCATAGGTGTAGTATTGTTTTTTTCATATCATCTCCCCAACCACGCACAAAGCCCAGCCCACGCAGGCCACAATCGCAGCAATGCTCATCCAGAATCTTATCCGGTGATGGTTGCACAGGCCGGGTTCGATCTCAGTCAGTAGGTAGGTCTTTAGTTTATGTTTCATTTTTTACCCCATTGCTCCGCCATAGCCTTAGCTATCCCATGGTATGTTTTTGACCGTAGCCTGGATCGATCAGGCGAGGGCGGCATTTTCCAAACTCTCTGCTCGCGACCTTCGACTATATTTGTTGGCTTTAGATGCGGCAAATTATGCAACCACAAGCCAGTTTTTTTCGTCTCACCGTGACCAAACTGCCATGGCTGTATGTACTGAGGCTTCCCAAAATCATGGTGCCTTGACAGAACCCCTACCGGATTCTCTAGCGCTACCCCAACGCTCGCGCTTTTTTTAGCAAGACTCCACAGATTGGCTGTCCACTCCAAATCCTTAGCCCTTTCATTATGGCGCGGCGTCCCGTATCCGTACCATCGATTACCAGATACGGCTAACTTTGTACAGGGCGGGTGAAGGATAATAATATCCCAATCCATTAATAATATTGCTGATTCAACGTCCATCCTAAGATGCCATTCCGGATGTCCTCCGGAGCATTCATCTAAGTCGCAACTGTAGGCCTCGTGGCCCAATGAACGAAGCTCAATGCAAACTACCTGGCTTTCTTCGCATCCTACCAAAGCCTTCATCATCTAACCCCTTCCTTTACCTTCTCAATAATGCCCTTAATTTCGGCGACTCCCATTTGAAATAAACCTCTGCCTGTTTTTCTCAAACATAACCGGTACTTCCCCAGTACCGCCATTTCTATTTTTTGCAATATTTGCGAAATCCTGACCGTCCGACTCGTACAAAATAATAGTTCCCTCACTTGTTGCGTCAATTATACGTCCGCCGTAAAGATCATCCTGAACGGGCTTTCGCTTCTTGCCGTCTCGCATATCAAGCTTTGTTATCTGGGACAAAACTAGTGTTATAACGCCTGTTTCCTTGCTGAAGTTCTGTAATTTCTGGCAGACGTACTTTAACGCTTCCAGACCCTGAAGCCTTAGATTATCAGGAGGATTGACTAATTGCATATAGTCGATCCCAAGAGCTTTTATTCCGTGCTTTGTCTTCATTGCTAATCCCCACGCGCATATTTCATCAACGTTCATTGGCATGTCCGAAATATGGAGCGGCATTTTATCAACGCTCTCCGATGCTTTTCTGGCGCTTGATAAAACATCATTCGCAAAATCAGTCCCGCCGTATTCGTTATTATCCATCGCCCATGATGAAAAGTTTCCAATGTCTCCAAGAACGCGAGACACAAGCTTGCGTCGCGTCATTTCGAGAGACGCGATAGCGCATGGCAGTCCCTGAATCATGCTCCAGTAAGTCATTTGATTCTGAACAAAGACCGACTTTCCTCCCCCTGGCTCTGCCGCAATGAAGTACGGGTTCCCTTCAACGAAGTTTCCCAGCGCTTCTCTAATCTCTGGCAGAAATGGCGTTAACCCGAATGATTCTGTCCCGTTTATAATTCCCTCCCAGCGGTCACAAACAGCAACGGCAGCCTCGCCGGTTGACTCCGCGACCTCGAAACGCGCCGAGCTACTCAGAGAAAAAAGATTCGACTGCGTTCTGGCTAGAATAGACTCGGCCCCGTCTCCGTCTTCTGCATAGCATTTGTCGATAGTTGATGTTGCCTCGCTAATGATTTCACGCAGAACCTCCTTCTCGCGAGCAAATCCGATGTAATACTCTGCGTGTGCTGAGGTGGGCGTGTCATCAATGAGCTTTTCAAGGAATGAGTATCCGCCAATTTGATCTAGCCGCCCGGCGTCTTCAAGATGTTTTCCAACAGTCAATAAATCAATCGCAATGAGTTTTGACGACATCTCAAGAATCTGAGCGTAAAGATGCCCGTGAGCCGGAGTGTAAAATGTTCTCTCTGAAACTCCGCGCTCTGTGCATAAACCCAAAACCTTCTCTGAGTCGATCATTATGGATCCGAGAACCCCTCGTTCTGATTCCTCGCTGTATGGTGGAATTCTGTGATTAACATCGCTCACTATATCACCGACTTTCTAAACGCCTGATAATCTGCGTCATTTCTTGACCCGTCATCATTCATGCGGATTTTTTTACCGCCTAATGCATACGGTATATCTATCGGGTCGGCGTCTGGCGCATATTGAAACTGCGACCTGAGAAAGCCGTCCGCGCTTTTTATAACGGTTTCTGGCGACCCAGCTTTTAAGCAGGCAAGAAATACGGCCTGCCGTGCGTTGACTTTTGGGAACGAGTGTTTGATCTCGGCGTATCTCTCAATGGTGATTTTTGACAACGGCTTACAATTTTTGATTTCTTCGTGTTCCGGATGAGTCGACTTTAGATTTTCAGCCACATCTTCTGTAGGTGTTGTATTGTCTGTTCTGTACTGTACTGTACTGTGTGGTTTTTTGGTAGGAGCGTTTCCGGTTTCGCTCGGAGTCTTTTCGGTTTCGCTCGGAGCGCGCTCGGAGTCGTGGCGAATAAGCCACTTTATTTTACCGCTGGAGAAGAATTTCAGGGCATTATCGAACATTGAAACAGGGAACCCGGTCTTGATTGCTAGGTCTTCCGCATCGAGTGGCACTCCGTCTGTATCGGCAAGTACTCCGCGTGTTTTGCATTTCGCTCCTACCTGAACAATCAAGCACCAAGCTGCGAAAAGCTCGGAAGAGTTCGGTTGAATGGTAATTCTGCGATAACCCGACCCGTCATGCTTGCACGGCATAGCCACCCAGTGATGAGTCTTTGCTCGCTTGCTTTGAGATTTCTCGTAATGCTCATCCCATCCTGATATAGAATAAAGCTGATTCACTGCACACCTCCATCAGATAGCTTTTTTAGGTAGCGGGAAGTCTTCTTGTGCCTTAGATCCTCATCAATCTTTGATAACCCAACATCCAGCGCCAGATTAAGCGTCTTTACTGGAGACAAATCAAACTCCTCTGAAAGCCTGAAAATTTTTGATGTGTGGCGTTTTTTTACGTGTATGCTAACGCCATCATAGTCTAGAGATGTCATGTTTTTCCTTTCCATTGTCCATTAAAAAAGATTACCGGATCACCTCGGACTATGAGGGGTTCGGATATTTCCTATCCGGCTCTTGCACTATACCAAACCACTCCACCGCATCAAATCATTCCCCGTAAAACTTTCTAAGCGCGTTCTGAACGTCCGACCTCATCCAGTCGTAGGCCGAAATGACCGCGTCTTTTATGATCTTCGGGCAAGCTATCTCATTCAAGTTGCTTAAGAACCTTGCCTTGTGACGGTTAATTATTCGCGTGATTTCTATGTATTCCTCTGATTCTTGCATTTTTTATTCCCTTCATCTAAAAAGTCGCCCGCGCCACGATTTATATTTGGTCAACATGACCGACGCGGGCGTTTTAGCACCTGCTAAAATAGCTCCATATTCTCAGACTCTGCGTTACTCAAATTCTTACAAGCCTGTTTATAATAAGATTCTTTAAGCTCAAATCCGACGAATTTACGTTTTAGCTTCAAAGCCACATATCCCTCAGATCCAATCCCCATAAACGGGCTGAGAACAGTATCTCCTTCATTAGACCACAACTGCAGACCTCTTTCAATCACATCAAGCTGAAGCGGGCATATATGTCGCTCATCATTATGCTCTCGCGCCGAACGTTTCTGAAGCGTTTTTGAAGGGTTGATATCCATCCAAACCGGAGAAGCGTAACGCTGCCAGATATCGATTGAAAGATTTCCGGTATTCTGGAATGTGTTCTCATCACCAGCAAACCACTCGAACTCACCAGCCACTGGATTGTCATTAACGCCGTCTTTACGCATTGTGACTAAGTAGTCAGGGATGCCTTGCCGTGACATACACGAGTCTTTTTTAACCTGCTTATGAAGCAATCCGAGAGCTTTTGTCCGCTGCATAGCAGTAACTGGATCTTTCCAGATACAAACCTCTGAGTGAAAGATGAATCCCTCGTTTTCAAATATCTTGATCATCTCGCCACGAAAATCTCGGATTCCAATAACGCCATCACGCGCTTTTGATGTTGGCAGGTTCATGCAGTGAAAGCTCATCAGTCTGCCTGGCTTTGTCACGCGGAAAAGCTCATGCGCTAAAAATTTAAAGTGTTCTGAGAACTCCTCATTGCTTTTGCAGTTGCCCATGTCGCGGTCGCTGTTGCTGTACGTATACAGCGACGCAAATGGTGGACTGTAAATTGTATAGCCGATTGAGTTATCTGGCAAACTTGCAACACCTTCGACGCAATCCCCTAAGTTAGCTTCCCATCCTTTTCCTGTCGTTTCTTTCACTTTATATTCCCCTTTGTCTTTTGATGTTCCCTTGATGTTTTCTTCATTGTAAACGTGCATATTTGCTACCATCTCATTCGCCATTGCCATAGCATCACTCTCTTTTCGTTCGATATTCTTAACAACCGCGCCCTCTGTTTCTGCGGTGATGATATAAGCGTCAACCGTTTTCTTTTGCCCGAACCGCCAACACCGACGAACGGCTTGGTAATACTGCTCGTAAGAATCAGACAATCCGACAAACGCCATATTATGACAGTTCTGCCAGTTCATGCCGAAACCGGCAATCTTTGGCTTCGTAATCAATACGCGATATTTGCCTGCTGAAAATCCAAGCATCCGATCTTCTTTAACCTCATGCTTATCAGATCCGCTCACTTCGATTGCGTCTGGAATAAGCCGTTTAATTTCCGCAGCCTCATCATTAAGATTGCACCATATAAGCCATTGCTCGTCGTTTCCGTTCGCCATCCTCGCCGCCTCCTGTGCGCGGTCGCTGATTGTTAGTTTGCGCTCCTTTTGGCGTTCCTGCAAAGTGCTGGCCTGCATCCTGAAAAGCATACCGTCTGCGGATTCATGCTCGGCAACGGAAACCTGGATGTTATTTACATTTAGCTTTGGAAGATCAAATCCGTCATCGCAGTATCCAAGGTCTGAAGGTTTACGAATCATCACCGCCCAGTTACATACCCACTTCCAAAACTCTGATTGTGCATGGCCCTTCAGTCTCCATTTCTGAGTTTCCCCGCCATCATGGACAAAGAACATCGAAAGCATCTCTGTGCGACTCATAGCACCAACGAACTCTGCATGATTACCAAGCTCCATAAAATCGTTTGGCGCTGGTGTAGCAGTGCACGCAAGACGAAACGGGATGGACTGGCAACCTTCAATGATTTGATTGCGGATCTTTCCTGTATAGGCTTTTAATATTGAGCTTTCATCAAGTACGATACCGCCGAACTGATCAAGGTTGACATTATGGAGCTGTTCATAATTAGTAATGTAAATGTGTGGCCCGAAAACATCAGACTGCAATGAATCGATATGAATCCCGAACTTTTTTCCCTCGTTAATTGTCTGCTTCGATACAGCCAATGGAGCCAGAATCAAAACCGGCATATCTGTTTTTTCAGATACACGATACGCCCATTCAAGTTGCATCAATGTTTTTCCCATTCCGCAATCTGCAAAAATACAAGCGCGACCGCGACTCAATGCCCAGTGAACGATATCCCTTTGAAAATCAAATAGGTTTTCATTCAGGTTTTCTTTTGCAAACTCAAACCCAGTATCCGGGTCAATCATCTCTTTGTTTTTTATAAACTCATTATATTTCATATACATTCCACCAATTCCGACCGTTACATTTTATCAAACTTCAATTCCGTAACACCATGTTCCCCGGCAACCCGCTCGGTCAACTTTGGCGCTTTCTCGTAAATCATCTCAATATGACGCCACACGTCACGACCGGCAGCGATCTGTTCAAAATAGAACTTCAGGGCCATCTCACGCTTATCGTGACGCCGTTTCCGGACACAACCAGACTTCTGGGCCTTGTTGCGTCCGGCCTCAACTGCTGAGTTCAGGCGTTGTACTAATTCCGCGTCTTTCATAATTTACCCCTCACAGCATAACCGTCTGCTCGTCCTCAACCGGATCAACACGCACAACAACCGAAGCGCAGCGATTAAGAAGCTTCGACGCCATAACCGAGTCAGACATCTTCCATGTAAACATGACGTGACCCTTTGAGCTTTTAGTCGATCCGTAAACAATATCGCCCTTCTCGGCAATCCCCATGCGCCGGAGCTGTCTCATAACAGCGCCTCGAACGTTCGGGTTCTTTACAGGGATGTGGTGGATGTTTTCTGCGGTCATCGATCCCTGACGAAGCAGTATTCGTATTGACTCAAGAACAAGCACGGCGATCTCGTCGGCTCTGTGTTCGTGGAACCAGCACTCCCATTTTTCTAGGTTTGTTTTCATGATTGGGCTTCCTTTATTTCGTTAATTTCCGTCCTTAAAACCTCTCGACAGTATCACCGTTTCGGCACCGATCAAGATAAAAGATAAAGTTTTCTTTTTCCCTTGCCGTCAGGTAGTCAATCGATTATCTTTTAACAATCAAATCAAAAACAAGGAGATCAATATGGCGAAGAAAACACCGAATATTAAAATGAAGAACCTGAAGATTAGTCCGGCCTGTGACAGCAGACTGACGCGATACGTTAAAAAGAAATGCGGTCGCGTTTATGGCAACAAGGCAGCAGAGGCCGAGCGTTTAATCAACGAGGGAATCAAGAATGAATCAAAAGAAGGCCGGGGTTAATTACGCACGCAATCCGGCACCGTCTTACTGTTGCCCTGTGTGTAGTGCAAGGCATGGAAGGCACATAGGAAATACAAGCGATTGCGGGCATTCGCAGGAAGAAAAAGAAAAGTATAGAGAACTGGAAAAGGGGAAGTTATGAGTGAAGAAAAAAAACATGAATTAGCACAGCGCCGAGTAGAGGCTATAACACTGGCGTCAACACTTGACGAGCTTGTCGCACAAGGGGCGCAGGCATATATCGCGTCTACGGCAGGAAGCATGGCAGAAACGATGGCTCTTGCCGTTGCTACCGCCGAGATCCAGAAGGCGCTAACGCCAGACATCATGAAGCCTATTATGAGCCTTCAGGGTACATCCATCGGATTTAAGACCGATAAAACGTACAGCGAAAAGGATGTGAAGCTCGCAATGGTCGAGTCGCTTATTAAAGGCGTACCAATGGCGGGGAACTGCACAAACATTATTGCCGGTCGCCAGTATACAACCAAGGAGGGGTTCACGTTCCTTATCAACGGACTGATTAAGTCCGGGGCTGTTCATGACTTTGATTATGCGCTTGAGGTTCCGCAAAAAGACGGCAACCGCACCACGGTTAAAGGTAAAGCGACGTGGAAGCAGAACAACGAGGAGCAATCTGTAGAAAGCACCTTCCCAATCCGTACGAACGGCGGCAGTACGGATGACAACACCCTGGGCAAGGCCGAGCGGAAGCTCAAGGCGCGGTGCTATGAACGCATGACTGGCTTGAATCTTGCGGACGGCGACACGGACGGGATGGTAACGGTTCAGGGAGAGTCTTGTAGCCCCCTCGATCGAGACCAAGACAGACGGCAGGATGCACTGAACTCCAGAATCCCAGAGGCCAGAAAGGTTCTCGTTGATTGTAATCCAGAGATCGTTCGCAAATGCTTCGAGGATCAAGGATATGAGTCTTCGTGCGGATCGTTTGATGAGTGGCTTGACGAGGTAATGGATCAGGTGGTTAGCGCCTATATCCTCGACTCAATCGTCGCGCAAATTGAAAAAGAAACAAAGGAGTCAGAATAAAATGAGTGAAGAAGCAAAAGCGGAATTGGTTGCTATTGATCCAGAGAAATACAATCTCGAAACGGCAAGCGCGGAAAAGGTCGGGGAGGCCCTGTTGCCTATGGTTGTGAAACGTGAGGGATTACGGGAAGAGTTTATCGCAGTGTCCGCTGCGGGAGTTGCGGAGGATAACATTGACCGCGCAAAAACTCTGCTAAAGGCGCTGGTTAAAACCAGAACCGGAATAGAGACTATCCGAAAAACCCAGAAGGATTTCTCTCTCCAGTACGGTCGGTTTGTTGACGCAGCGGCAAAGGCTGAAACTGCGCCCGTCGTGCAAATGGAAGATGAGGTCAAGAAAATCACTAAACATCACGAAAACCTCGAAAAAGAGCGCAAGCTCAAGGTGCATAACGAGCGCAAGGCAATGGCCCTCCGTCTCGATCCGGATGACGCAGAACTCGACTACAGCCGGATGACGGATGAGACGTGGGAAAAGACCTATGAAAACCTTGTTTGGCTGAAAGAGAAACGTGATTCCGAGGCGAAAAAAGCCGAAGAGGAGCGCATTGCCAAGGAAAAAGAAGAAGCGGAGCGGATCGAGGCAGAACGTGTTGAGCGCGAACGCATCGAGGCAGAAAACGCCAAACTGAAAGCCGAGGCTGAGGAGCGGGAGGCAAAGGAAGCCGCCGCGCAAGCCGAACGTGATAAGGTGGAGAAAGCCCGCGTAGAAAAGGAAGCTGAAGAGCAAAAGAAACGTGATGCTGAGGCCGCCAAGATCGAAGCGGAGCGCGAGAAAGAACGCAAAGCCGCCGCTGATAAGCTGGCTGAAGAAAAGGCAGAGCGCGAGAAGGTGGAAGCCGCCGCGCAAAAGATCCGCGAAGCAGAGCAAAAAAAGCGTGATGACGAGCATAAGGCGAAGGAGAAGGAACAAAACGCAAAGATCGCAGCGAATCAGAAAAAGCTTGCCGAAGAGAAAGCAAAACGCGAGGCAATCGAAGCGGAAGCCAAGGCGAAAGCGGAGGCTGAGGCAAAGGCGAAAGCAGATGCTGAGGCACGCGAGGCGGACACAAAGCACCGGAAGAAGATCAATAACGGCGCGCTTGAGGCTTTCGTTGCTCTGGGGGCATCAAAGGACGCTGCGAAGGCTATCGTCACCGCAATCGCAAAGGGCGAGGTTCCTGCGGTTCGTATTGATTATTAATTTCGCACTAACGCGGGACAAACGCCACCCGGTCGAGCATATCGCTCAGTAAATCGTAGGCCGGGTGGTACTTTTTAGTAACGCTACCAGTGAGACTGAGGAAAGGAGCGAAGATGAAACCAATTACAAAGTGCAACCATGACGCGAACAAAGAGCTATGCAACGACTGCATTGCGAAAAACGAGCGAGTTTCCGGTAGCTCTCCAGTGGCTGGTTCTGCTTCGGAATGTTGCGGGAGTTGCAGAAATTTCACGAGCGAGGATGTTGCCGGAAGAGGGTTTTGTGAAATCAACCAGCATCCGGCAACCTGTGACGATTACTGCGGGGCTTATGAAAAGCCGAACGCCTGATTTGAGCCTCGTGGTATCCCGTAGGTTCTAAACACTGGTTATGATTCAAGCATTAAACGAAGGAGACAGAGATGGTCAGATTATACACATGGAGCGACGGAGCTGGGTGCTGGATGCACCACAACAACTACAACACAAAGGAAGAGGCGGAGACGACGATTGAAGAACGTCGCTACGACCCTCGGTATTGCAAAATTGAAGAAGCATAACGCCGATTTGAGCCTCGGGTAATCCCGTAGGTTCAAAATCTTGGTTAGCTGAATATTAACATTAACGGAGGAAGCAAATGAACACGGCAGAAATGAACGGAAAACAAATCGCAGAAGTCTGGTGGCCTGATACTGAAACAGAACAGGGTCGCATCATGAAATCAAGTGATCACGTTTTGCTTGAGATGAGCGCAACTTATCATGGCGACCACGACGAATTCTGGATTGTGGAACACAACAAAATCGAAGGAGAGTTTGTGGAAACAGCGCGGCACAACCTGAAATTCATCGAAGGATTCAAATGGGCATGACAGCTAACAAGTGATTAAGGCTCCTTTTGGGGTTACGAATATTATGCGACGTTCGCGAGAGCTAATAAACAAGGCCAGAAAAAACGGAAGAAGACGCGGGTTGCGTAGTGCAGAAGCGCAGCGAAACAAGCGCCTGTCCTCCGCTCTGGAGGCATACAGGCCAAGAGACTATCTTGTGTACGAGATCGCAACATTTAACGCAAGAGAGGGGCATACAAACTACCTAGAAATCTGGCATGAGGCCTATGGCGGAAACAACAGATACGCCGTCTATTTAAACGGCGAAAAGTGGCGAAACGGATGGAGCAGAACGCGGTTTTGCCAGTTTCTTTTCGAGCAGATAGACAGCGTAATAAGGATGCAGAACTAACGACCCCTGCAAATCATATCCCAGAACTCAACAGACCCGGCCCCGCGAACAACGCGACCCTGACGCACCATGTTTTCGTAATGAATAGGGGCTGGATACTCGCCTCGCATAGCATCGGGATTCCACGAAACAGGAGGCTCTGGATATGGCGCATGAGTGCCTTCTGTACAGTAAACGTTTTCTTTTGAGTTCGGCTTCGTCTTTTTGCCGATCTTCAGATACATCTTCAAAATCTGCCAAATACTTTTCTTGTCGTACGCGGTTCCTTCAACCGTCAGCCAGAAGTCAACCAAGTGCCTCATTTGCGCTGGCGAAGGGCTTGTGCTTTTAAACAGATCAGGGCGCGCAACAGCGACCCTCCCGCCTTCCTCATACACATCTTCAAGGTATTGACGCAGCGTGACGACTTTTGCCACTGGTGGCCCGATTTGGAGCGTTACCAGCACGCCCGACTCGTAATCTTCCCAAATTGGGAAATTGTGGCTGGTAAGCGCCATGAACTGACCCCGCGAGGTCATTACGCGAATCGCAAGCCCGAAAAATGTTCCGGTTCGAGCCATTCCTATATCCCCAGGCATCGCATTTGAGCAGATTTGGTAAATCTCGGATTTAATTTGGCGCGGTGTTAGTTTTTTCACGGGCAATTCTCCGGTTTGCTACAATCAACGCAAGAGCAATTAAGGCTCTCGCATTCCTCGTCTGGGTGCTGAAATTCTCGGCTGCCAATTCTAATTCGGATTTTTTGATCATGCTCAATGGAAACTCCGTCGTTTAACTTCAGGCAAATCAGAAGCATAACAAGCGAGGCGAGAACCCACATGATTAAGGCTTTCATTTTACGACTCGCTGGAATCGCCCGGGCAATGGGTGTCCACTTCCGCAACATCACCGCGCAAGATCATCAGAATCATATCGATTTTTGACTCCATCGCAGAGACCTTGTTGACCTCGCCGTTAAGCCATGGAAGGTATAGACCGAGCGTGAAGACGACGACCGTCCCCGCCCATGCGATGCTTTTTGCGACGGGGCAGGCTTCTCGAAGTTTGCAGCCGATTGTTTTTTTACTCATTTGCTATATGCTTTCCGGTTGGGGTCTATAATCTTTAAGTTGTGAAGAGTCGATGGCGTTCTCCGGAGTGACTCCGAAGGCTTCCGTAAATCCAAACCATTGAACCCCATCTCCGAGTCCTGTGTATCTATCCCGGCTAGGAGACAGAGGAGACACGTTGTAGTTGGCTGAGAGGCTGAATAAAACTTTGCCCTCTTCTCTGGCTGGTTCGTGGCTAAGGCAGAAGTTCCGAAGGGTTAGTTCTGTGACAACACCTTCGCCGTACACCTGATCCAAAGCCGATTGTGGGATCGGGGTGTCGAGGAGGGCTTCATCAACCAAGCCCCAAGCGTAAAACACAGGGGTCGGTTGATTCCGTACATTACACTCTTTTAAGAAACGTAATATAGGCTCCTCTTCAGGTGTTGGGATATGCGCTTCTAATGCTGTGTATTGTTCTGAGGTCATTATTCAAATCTCCCGTTAGGAGTTCCCCATCTATGGTCGATCCAGATTTCGCCGTTTGCACCCGACTCGATCTGTCCGGTGGTACGGTTGTGGACAATCATGCTTCCGATTGGGTTAAGCTCAGGGGATGGAAGGCCATCCGTCTGGATTTTATGAACCACAGAATCAAGCTGATCCCTTGCATCGTTTCTTGATGCAAAATAGACCTGAGAAACGGTTTTAACAATCGGCGCAAGAACGTTATTTGAAGCCCAGAACGTCGTCACCATGTAATCGTTATCGCTGGTTGCATCCGTAAGCCCCCACACGCCAGCGCCTCCGTCATCCTCGTTATTCCAGACGAGCGTTCCGGCCGGTATTAAGCCGAGAGCATTTGATGGTGTGCTATACCTCCACTGACCGCCAGACCCCTCTCGCCAGATAAACGGTGCCGATCCGAGTACGGCAATAATGTGCTCTAAATCTTCATCAGCCCAGACGCCGGTCTCTACAGTGGTAAACGTTGTGCCGTTATTGACCAAGCCGGTGATGTCAGATCCCATCTTTCCCCATGCAAGCCCGTGAGTGGAGTGGGCGTAAAGATGCGTTACAGGATTCATGCTGATTCCGTGTCGCTCGTCTGCAAAGTAATTAAGTTCGTTCTCTGTCGTGTTCCAGCCAGCGTAGGCAATCAGCGTCTCTTTAACGATGTACGTGAATGCAGACCCTCCATTGTAGGTGAGATTGCCAGCCGAGTTGAAGTAGATATACCCACCTCCGTCGTCAGTCATCTGAACAGTCTTGATGCCAGTCACTTCTACCTCTGTTCCCTGATACCAATATTTAAAAGAGGTCTCGCCGGACACATGGTAGATTGCAATGGTTCGATCCGCGATTGCCGTGCTCCCGTCCGCAAAGGTGGTCTGGGTCTCAAGAAGCGTGTAGGCTCCGTCCTCGTCGATCTGGTGCACCTCTTGAGAGGAAGCGTCGTAGCAAAACTGAATAATGCCACGGATCTTCGTGTTGGCATCAAGGCGGTCAAAGCCGGATAGCCCGGTTGGGGCCATTGCTTGGGCCTGTGTGATGCCTCCATCTGCTGTGGTCTGAGAATGTTGTCCTGCTGGTGCGCTCATAATAAATCCTTAAATTACTTGGTGAAGGGTCGCCGCGCCCGCATGAGGAAGGAAGCTGTTTGCAATATCAGCGCATTTAATGACCAGTGCGATTTCGTCTCCGTCTTCTAGATCACCTGCCCACATCGAATGGCTCGATCCGAATCCGTTTGTGGCCGCTACGGTATCCGACTCGTAGGCACCTTGAGATCCCTCTAAAACAGTACCGGCCGTCAGTTCGCCTGATACAAATGTCGGGTTCTTCACGATGGCGGTCACAATCTCCCCCGCTACACTAGCCACACCATGCACCTCGAACTCGATCTCTAATCGACAATCTAGGTCGATCTGAATCCCTGACGTTCCGGCTGATATATTGCTGGCAATCGTGTTGGTGAATGTACTTTCTAAAAAGTAGTAGGTATCCGCTTTTGCGATCGTCGTAGCCGCTGGCGTGCTAATGTACGCGAAAGCGGTAACTTGGTTTACGAGCTGACTGATTGCTCCGTCCGCTTGAGTCTGTGACCATTTGCCTGCTGGTGCTGTCATTATTCATCCCTCACTAATAAAACTTTTCCATCTACATCAACCCAAGGAGTCTGCCCCAGCATCATCCAAGGTACGAGGTGTCCCGCTCCACAAGATCCCTGTCTGGCTATCATTCCAAGAGCCTGCTCAGGGGTTAAGTCGGTCGTGGTGATTAAATTCTTAAACGCGCAGAGTCCGGATTCCGTTAAGAAATATTCCGGCCAAATGTTCTCGGTTCCAGCGACCCAAGCATACATCTCTGAATAGCTGAACACCCTGTAAACCAACCCGTCGTCAGAGAATAGCGATTTGGTCAAGAGCGTGGCGTCTACGTCATCAAGAATAAAGTCGTTGATTCCGTTGTTTCCAAAGAAATCTTCGCTTGCTGGTGGATTCAAAATCCCCAGTCCGGCTGTGTCGTCTGATCCGTCGGCTAAAGTATTGAACTGGATATAAGCCCCGCCAGAAATCTCTGCATTCGTCCAGCCTGAAGCCGCCTCAGCGACCGCGACAGTCCCGTAGGCTTTGTGTAGCCGGTAAGAGAGTGTTCCGTCGATATAAATATCCGATACGTACCCGCCTGAGACGGTAATCTTTCCTGCTGAGGCTGTGAGCGTTGCCGTGCCTGTGCTTCCCGTTGTGACGTCTTCGGTTCCGACCAGACCATCGATTAGGATTTCTGTCGTTCCTCTTGCGTCGAGGGCTTTCGTTCCTCCGTTGAAGGGGAAGAG